GCACAACTATTGCTTACGATACAGCAGCACTAAATGGAGTAGCTTCCGTACCCGAAGCATTAAGTAAGCCACTAACCGAATATTGGTCAGTGGCAATATCCGTCAATAGGACATAGTCTCCAATATTTACACCACCAGTAGTAGTACCATCAAGTGTAATGGTATCCGAAGCCGCAACGGTAGGCCAAGAAATAAGAGAGGCCGTTCCGCCAGCAGTCGTATCATTTGTAACAACTACCGAACCATCAATTGTATCATTACCAGTAACCTGAATTACATAGTTGGAAGTATTAACAACAGATACAATAAACTTAAACTCTGCGCCAGTGCCTGTCGCCGCTGGTAGAGTGAAAGTCGCTGACGCATTACCGCCAACTTCACCCATCAATAGAATACGACCTGCATGAAGAGCATTCGTAATAGTAGTGTCTGCAGTAAGCGTAACTAAATCTCGTATGAACGATCCGCTTAAATCGGTTGTACCTGCAGTGACTGTAACACCACCAGCAGTAACCGTTAGACCTCCTGAAGTTACAGTCATACCATCTTCGACAAAAACATCTTCAGGGACACGAGATACACCTTGTGTCAATTTAAAACTAGCCATTTTACATTCCTTTCTTAGCTAAATATTAAGATACGGTAGCACTAAACATCGTTGCAGGATTAGAACCTGCAGCACAAGTTACCATACCACTAACTGCGTATTGGTTAGATGCTATGTCAATTACTTCAACATAGTCACCTATCGCACCCCCACCAGTAGTCGTACCATTTAAGGTAATAGTATCTGATGCAGCAGCAGTTACCATAGATGAAGCATCTGTTCCATCTGCATCAGTAATCATAATTTGACCGTCGATGGTATCTGTTGCATCTGCCACTTTAAGTAGATAGTTAGAAGTATTCACTACCGATACAACAAATTTAAATACACTACCTGTGCCTGTTGCAGCAGGAAGCGTAAAAGTGGCAGCAGCATCACCACCAACTTCTCCCATAAGAAGTGTTCTACCTGCATGAGCAGCCGAAGTTATTGAGGCTGTTGCAGTAAGAGTAACCAAATCTACAGTATGCCTATCGACATTTTCATCTATAAGTCCACGTAACATAGACATAGGCTTTCCTCCTTATGCCAACACTAGGCGCATAGTTACATCGGTACCGCCTACTCGTTGATAATTCATATATTGCGAATTGCCAGCCTGTTTAGGCACAGTAAGTGAATGTAAACCTGCAGCCAATTTAAGATCGTTGGCGGCGCTAACAGCAGCCGTGCTAGAAGCACCAAAATTAACATAAATTTCACCGTCTAGATGTACGGTTACTAAATTGTAACTTGAAACATTTGTTCCGGCTGCAGTTGAAGCTACTGTTACAGCCGACTGCACATCCCAGAACATATTATTTCCTTGTGGTATCTGCGTCATTTATTTTTCTCCTCTATTAAAAAGATGCCGAAGCTGTATATACAGAACTATTAGCTCTGGGAATATAGGTAGACCTTACGTAATAGTGTCGATTAATCAACAAAGTTTGCATATGCTTTATGCCCTCATTAAATAAAGCAAAACTACGATCATATAAAGGAGTTTCACTTCTATAAAGATAAGCATAAGCTACAGCACCATCTACAATTACATGTCCAAATCTATCGGGAATTGTGGTAGTATCACCATGAGCAGATAAATCAGAACTAGGATGTGTAAAATAATCAAAGGTTAAAGTATAAGCTTCATTTGGAAAAGGCCATAGACCATATGTATTATCGGGATGCCTAAAAACATGAGTAGGTATTCCACCTGCATCAATTTGAGCTACAGTGTCTCCGCTTGAATGGCTGGCTGCAGTCGTACTTTCTGCTCCTCTTGTAGCTCCAGTAAAACTAGTAGAACTTGTACCTGTATAAGTAATGTGTTCCGAATTAATAATAATAGTTCCTGTGGAATCAAAAGATGAAGCAGATGCTACAGGAACTGTAGTATCATCATCATCAATACCACTACTTAATGTAGTTGTTACAGTATCATCTTCTTGTTTTATATGAAAATCTAAATATTCATTGTAATCTAAATAGTTAAGATGGCGCGCTGCGTTTCCAAAAGTTTCACTTTTACGTATTCTAAAAGTAGCATAATCTACGTGTTTTGTGTTTGAAGGCAAAGCGTACTTGACTACTCCTGCGGTAAGTGTTTTATTTGCCTCTGCAGCGTTAAATGGCCAACCAAATTCTCGTTGATTAATATAACGAATAGCTTGATTAACCGCACCTTTTGCCTGTATCTGAATACCACGAGCGGTACTAAAATCCGATGAAGTAAGTTGTACTTCATTCAATTTAGCAAGTACGTCATTTGTATATGTTAGAAATGAATTTGCCATTTATACTCTTTTCTATGGAAGTAGTGAGAGGAGCTATTGCCCCTCTCACCATATCTTCAACTACGCAAGCTGATCACGATCAACCTGTACAGTATCTTCACCCCAACCATTACAGTCGATAGCGCAAGCATAAACTCTCAATTTACCTGTTGAAACGTCTGCAGAAGCAGCAATCAACTTAACGTCAATTGTGTCTGCAGCAGTTACAAAACCTTCAAATAGAGAGTCTGCACCAGTAATAACATCATTAGACTGGCCGTCAGTTCCTTCAGCGAGAATACCCGCTGCAGTAACGTCACCGCCATCAATAATATCATCCCCGGCTGCAAAATCAATATCAACCGTAGGTGAGGAGCCGTTAAATGCTGTCAGCACTTCCGCACCAGCAAATAGAATAAACGTATTTGCGGGAACTTCAAGAAGCTGAAAGATGTCACCATTTGTACAGCTATAACCATCTGCGGTCATGGCGGTCATATCGAGAATGGCTTCAAGCATCCTCATTGTATTTCCACCACGATCCGCTTGATTAATAGCACTAGAGTTAGCACTAACGCCAGTTGTACTTTTGGCTGTCATGTCAAAAGTTGCCATAGTAGTACCCTCCCTATGCTACGTTATATTTTGCATTGGCGATTCCTTCTGGGCGCAAAATCTTACGTCCATAAAGGTGCATACCACGTACAATATCAGCAAAACTATCAGGATCACGATACGTTTCCGTTTTCGTAATCTGACTTGCCGTTGCTACCGAAGAAGCATGTCCCGCAACAATAAGACCATAGTTAGAGTTCTGATTCGCAGTACCAGAAGTACCCGGACCAGTACCTACCGACGGTAGATTGTTGGAAACATAAACTCGGAAGCCATATAGGTTGCTAAGAGCCAGTCCGTTACGGATCGCACCAGACTCACCGAAGTCCTGATTGAGAAGACGTGAATCTTCATCCATTAGAACCTCCATGAAATGGGGCGAAACAACGAGCCAACGCCCATCCTTGTCCACAAACTGAGTGTCCAAAAGACGAGACATACGCGCCACAACCATATTCGGAGATGCAGTAGCTGTTGGAAGAGCACTAGCTCCCGGCAGACGAGCCGCAAGTGGAATTGAATGCGTCCCAGCCGATGACGTGGTAATACTACCAAAGTCACCCTTCTTTAACTGCATCGAAGAAAGCAGTTCGTTTGAACCGGCGGTCGAAACAGCTTTAGTACCAGATACTGTAGTATTAGCAGTACTAGCAATAGAACTGAGTGAAGCCTGAGCAAAACCTGACAGGTAGCCCAAAACTTCCATGTCATACTGATCCTTCAGGCGATAACCTGCTCGATCAGATGCCATTGACTGAAAATTCACGTGCGAATGTGCTTCCTCAATATCGTCAACCTTAAAGGCAAAGTAATTCGACTTGTCTACGACAAGACTAAAATCTTCGTCGTCAAGGTCTTGCGGCGAAATTTGAGCACCACGAGCATATTCTTTAACCGTGATTTCCGGCTCTTTAATAATACGTACCGTATCGCCAAAATTGGCGATCTCACCAAAGTAGTCATTATTGGTGATATCTTCCACAACAGAACTCTTGCGAAACGCAAGCTGTGTCTGTTTGGAATAGATTACAGGGCTGAAATTACCATTAGGTAAGTTGTTATACCCTGCTGCACGTTGAAAAGCCATTATATTATCCTTTCACGTATAAACAGACGCTAACTTCCGGTCTTCTTATTGCGGCTAATTTTTTTAGGGTACATAGTGTATAAGTATTGCAATAAATATATACTACGGGCCTATAC